TTGTCGGTGAAGTTCCCCGTCTGTCCGAGACGCATCTCGTTATGGGGAACGAACTCATATCCGGGACGCGGAACCATCACGAATGTCTTCTCGTCGTAATCTGCGGAAGTGATACGGTACTGTATTTTCCGGAAACCAATAAAGTCACCGGTAGTGACGCTTTTGTCATGCCAGAAGCCTAGGAGGATATCGTCCGGCTTCTGTCCCAGCGGTACACCATCCTCCAGATCAGGGATGACAGTATAGCTGCCGTCACTATTGGCGACAAAGCTTTTTATCTTCAGCCCTCCGCCGGGACTTATAGTATTATATCCTTCAAAATAGGTCTGACGGTTGAAACGAAGTTCTGGTACACTCAGAGAGCTGCGCAGGACCAAAGCCTCCAGCTCGGCACGGGCGTCCTCACCGATGTAACCTCCGGAAACGCCGGGGATAAAGTCACCGAACTTGGCATAATTCTTAATCAATACTCCGCCTAGCAAGGATAGCAGGAAATTCGTAGAATCCTCCTTATCTTTGCGCAAAAAGTATTTGGTGAGCTTTTCTATATCAGAATTATCCATGTTTTCTAGAATCCCGATAAATATGCGCCCAATTCTTTCAGCTGTATTCTCTCCTTCTGTAGATGCGTTTCTTACTTGAAGAGCCAGTTTCTTTAATATATCAACAGAATCGCTCATTCTCCTATTACACGAAAAACAGTTCTATTAGATTTTAATTTCCCTTCACCGTTATAAAGTGGCATACCGCATTCTTTTAGGTAAAGCACGCATTCTTTCAGGTAGCGGTCAGCTATGCTACATGCATCGCTATACACCATCATCTTTTCCTTGAATACTGTATGACTGCTATATTCACCTTCCTTGTTCACGAAGCCAAAACGGGATACATTCCCATCTCCATTTTTGACAATACAGGCATAGGTATAATAAGCCAAAGCTACGCGAAGTCCAGTGATGATTATCTTCTTTTTACATTTAGTTTCATAAGTACCTCCGTCAAGCAGTAGCTGGTATTTTTCAGGATTTTTTTTCACGTCAAGGAACAGTTCGTCTCCCAACGCTGATTTGATGTAGATATTCTCCGACTCACGGATGTAGGTTTCTATCTTGTCAGGATCGAGATGTACAGACATTCCGCGAGACAAAGCCGATACCTCATCTGTTGTTATTAGATACTGCTGCATTTCGTACATACTTTAATGGTTCCACACTATAATCATTAGAGGGGTTGACTACTTCATACCAATAGCTGAATATACGGCTAAAGGTACGCTCTATTAAGCGTTGTTGCTTGCTTACGATAGAATTGTAATACTCGAAAGCATCTTCCAAAATATCGCCTGAGAATCCGACTTTACCAATACGGATGCAATACCATGGCTCTTGGCCATAAGCTGAATAAATACGTTCAACCACACTTGCGTCAGTAACGGTAAATTCTTTGTCGTAATTTTGTGAGTTCAGATTTATTATTTCAGGTTTTTCCTCATCGCTTTCTAAAGTAACTTCCATAATCTTTCCTGCATTCGTATCACCTTGCAACTGGATGAGTGTATTTGAGAAACTGTCGTCATCGTCTGTATCTTTCACTTCGTTGCCTTCTTCGTCAAAGGTTATGTTCGATCCCTTTTTGGTGAATACCATAGCGCCAGGGAAGAAATTATTTCGTACATTTCTGTACTTGACATTGGACAGCCCTTCATCGGTACTCATTTCTGTAGCCACCCGGTCACCTTTCCCGACAGGATAAGTATTTTTCCCGGCCATTGACACCCATAGGATTTGACCTTTGTAGTATTCAATGCCTCCGGCTGCTTCTATTTGAGCCAGTATAACATCTTTTTGAGGGTTAAAAACATCTATATAGTCGATGTTTTCTTTCTTGACCTGCAGAGCTTTCCCTTTACGTGTCTTCTTTCCGCTCCAGTCTGGATGTACTGCTATTTTTGCCACATAACCGTTTTCATCTTCTTCTGTCAGACGGCAATTTTCAAATGGTACGTGCTGCATCTCCACTATCTCACAGAAAACATTGTAGTTAACATGGATTGCTATTCCATTGAGTTCGGACATGTCTTTACATAGTAACATGTGCACATCATCCAATGTGTCACCTTTTCGATTGACTACATATTTGGAAAAAGCAACCTCACGGAATCCGTTTCCTTCAATGAAGTCAGCGAAACGGTCTGAGCATTCAGATGCAGTAGAGCTTGCAGCAATGATATTCTTTAATGTCTGCGGATATAGGTTGTCCTGTCCGTAGGCTTGAATTCCTAGATTTTGTAAATAGCTTGTATCAATGCGGTTACTGCTTTTCTTTTTTAGATCTCTTACTCTCATATTCGCGAGGTTTACGTTCGTCCTTTATTTCTTTTATTCAACTTTATCTTCGCCTTCTCCATTCATTGCGTTCACAATTTCAATGGCCTTGCTTAGATGCAGATTCAGAACTTTTTTACTGATTTTCTTGCCGTTGATTTGGAAATCTTTCAACGTGTCAGCCACGGATTCTTCAGAAACTCCGTCTTGCAATGATTCTACCATTGAATCAAGCAGGCTTTGATTGTATCCACATTTGTTAACACGTTCTTTCCAGTCCGTAGGTACATGGGCGAAATAAATTTCACCTTTCGGATTTTTGGCAAGGTACTTTTCAGCAACTTCATCAGTGAGGTTGTCATTAGTGTACATTTTATTGCTTCCGAACTCCGGTTGAAGCAGGACACCATTCTTTAATATATAATTACATTTTTCTTTCATACGGTTATTCTTTTTGATGTAAACAGTCATTTCGATTACAGCATCGCGATAGCAGTCGTTACATGATGTCTTAGTGAATTCTTTTCCTAATACTTCCTTGTACAATCTTTCTATCTCCGATTTATCAGAAGAGGAGTAGGAGGGAAGATCTCCTAGCTCCTTTAATTTATCAACCACTTCTTCTAACTCCATAATTATTCAGTTGGTTTTGTCAGTGTTTCAACAAGCGTTTTTGTCGCATCGTAAGATGTTTTGTACAAGAATAATGCTGATTTGGGAACCTTGGTTTCTTGCAAAGAGATATTCCATCCCCCTTCCGTTTCTTCGGAATACTTGTCATTGCCGATCTCTGCGGCTTTCAAACCTTGGTAGTAACCGTAAACCTGGAAAGCTGAATCTCCCGGATTCTCGGTTTTATTTAACCCTTTAGCTTTATTTTCCAATACAACGACAAAATCACCGTTAGCAAGCCCATCAATAATGTCATTGCATACATCGGGGTCATTTGCTAATACAACCATGTTCACTGTGTTAGTGAACGTGTTACGATAGGTTCCTGTTGCCAAGGCTGTATTGGTACCTGTAAAGGGGGTTGCACCGAATACCTGTACCTTGTAACCTTTTTTACCTGTTTTCAGTGCAAGAGTTTCGATCACATTCTTACGGGTTGCGTTGAATGTAACCGCACCGAAATCCACGTCTGCGCGATTCATTATCACACCTTCCTGTTCCAGCCCGGGAACGATAGGATCATCGCACGATGGTGCGATGTCCTTTTTGATTGTTATATCACATATTGCCATATTTGCTCTTTTCGTTAGTATGCTACCTGTACCAACTCATCTTCGCCAATCATGGAGCCTAATTTTCCTGTTGAATAAATGTAGTTCTTGCGGGCTTTCTTATCAAACCAAATATCCAAGTCCGACATCGGTTCGGTGTCCTCACATCCATACATCAAGTTCTCAGGAGAACATAAAACAGCACGATGCGGTAAGTTAAGTTTGGTTTTGTTGTTCTGATAGGCTTGAATAAATCTATCCCAAATGGAACATTTAACGATGGTTGTTCCATCGTATTTGCTGACCTCTACACCGTCAAATACAACTTCCCAGGGCATGATTACCTTGTACTTTTCTTTCATATCGTGAGTCAGAGCATCGCACATTGACTTGGTGGCGAAAATTGCGCATCCGTCTTTTTGGAAAATCCGGCTGTCGGTATCTTGCAACATCGCATCGAATATTGATGTGGCAATGCCTGTTTCTTTCATCTTTGATTTTTGTAATGCATATGATTCTTCTGCGTTGGCTGCAATTTCAGTGTGCTGTCCGGTATTGTTGGTACAGATGGCAAACAGACGTTTGAAAAAACCGTCACATGTTTTAAATAGTTCGATGTTTACTCCGTCAGTGATTTGACCACCTCCAGTGACAGACGCTGCTGATTTATCTCCAAACCATGTAAAACGCCACATCATTTTCATCATAGCTTCAGACAGCTTCGGCAGTACAATACCGTCCATATATTCGGTCGATGTCAGGTCTCCTATATTTGTTCCCGTTTTAAGGCAGTACTTGGCAATGGTGTTTTCCAAGTCTGTATAGCACATTTCCAAAGGAATTTGCCAATCCCCGATTTCCCATTCCTTTTGGGCGGCAGCGATAGCCACTTTTTTATATTCAGGGTCGCATCCGGAGCCGGCTACTCCGACATCTTCCATTTCACCGATAAAACCAGCTTTTTTACCGTTAGTCACATTGGGCATAAACGTCATGAAACGCTCCATGTCCTCATAATGTATTTAGAACCTCATAATAACCCAAAATAACCAGAAACATCTAAGCATAAATCTTTAATATTCAATATATTCTAAAAATTAA